TATAAATATAAATAACTCGGAATTATCAGCAATTAAGCAAAGGGAATACTATGGCAGCCATTATTTCTGAAAAATTCAGAATTTTTAATGCGATTCAATTTTTAGAATCCTTATCAGAAGGTGCTACTGGCACCGAAGCTACTTCAGAAGAAAGAACAAAATCTTACTTCTTTGTTGGGAGACCACAAAGATGGCAAGCATATATTGAAATTTATGCTCCTGTCGGAAGTTTTCAGGTTGGAGAGCAAATTTATGTAACTGGAACTGGAATCACTCTTTCAAATAGTCCTTTCCGAGCAACAGTAGAAGCTGTTTATCCAAACAGTCTTCTAGTGTCAAACGTTTTTCCTAACATCACTGCTATCCCTGGAATTGGTAGTCAAATTAGAGGCAACACTTCTAATGCTACCGCAAATGCTGCCGTATATCGTTATTCCACTGACGAAATTCCCCTAAGACCAGCTGATAACCAAGAAGAAGATCAAAGCATTCATGACGATATGATTGCTTTGAAAAGAATTACTGCGGAACAGGTAAGAGCAGTTGTAAGAAGATATAACTGGAATCCAACTGTCAATCCTAAATTTGACATGTGGAAACCAGATTATTCATACGCTAAACCAGCAGCGGTAGATCCAGATGGTTCTGGTCCTTCTGGTCCAGCTCAAAGTATTTCTAATGCTAGATTTTATGTAGTTAATGAAAATTACGAAGTTTTCAAATGTCTATACAATGGAGAAAGTGCCACTAATCCCAACGGTGTAAATGCTTCTTTACAACCACGCAGAAATCCAACTCCAACTGGACAAGGAGCTTATGATTCTGCAACGGGAATTTTTACTGAATATCCAACAGTAGCAGATAATGGTTATGTTTGGAAATATATGTATACTATTCCAACCAATGACGTAATTCGTTTTCTTTCTACTGACTTTATGCCAATTGTAGCAGATACTACAGTGCAAAATTTAGCAGCAACTCAATCTGGAGCAATCAGTGCAATTGTTGTTAGAAATATTGGATCAAATTTACCAGCTAGTGAAGTAATTTACGCAAGAATTATTGGCAATGGATCTAACGGAAGAGTTAGAATTGAAACCACTTCATCTGGAACTATTGATAAAGCATTTTTATGCGATGCTTCTGGTAATAAAGTAAATATTTCTGGATCTGGATATACATATGCTAATATTTTATTGAAGAATGGATATTTATTTGAAAATCCAGATTTCACTTCACCATTTACTGTCTCTGGTAGTGCAACAGGAAATATCGAAGTTATTATTCCAGTAAAAGGAGGTCACGGTTCAGATCCAATCAGAGAATTATTTGCCAAAAGAGTAATGGCAAATATTCGTTTAACTTATGCTGAAGGACAAGGAGATTTTCCTGTAGATAATGATTTTAGAAGAATTGGAATTATTAAAAATCCAAAACTTCCTGCACCTTCAACAGATTTCGCTACTGCAGAAACATTAAGCGGTTTGTATGCTCTTAAATTAAATAATGTTACTGGTGCTTTTCAACCAGATGAAATCATTCAACAGGAAGTAGCATCTGGTCAATTTGCTAGAGGTTCAGTAGTTTCTTGGGTTTGGGATGATGTACCTGCTGGACAAACACCTTCATCTGGAGTATTGAAATATTTCCAGAGTCCAGATTACCACACTGATAATGGTGTAGTAAGAGCATTTGTTTCTGATGCAGCAAAAGTAATTACAGGACAGACTTCTTTAATTACTGGCACTGTAGAAACTACTTATACAACTGGTGGATCAGTATTGCCTTTATTGGGATTATCTTTTGCTAATGGATTAGCACTTCCAGAAATTGCTAAGTATAGTGGAGATATTGTTTATGTTGAAAACCGAAGACTAATTACAAGAGCTCCAGATCAAATTGAAGATATTAAATTAGTTATCGAATTCTGATTACACTTTTCTTGATAATAAAAACTTCACCTTGAATAGAAATGCCACAGAAAATTAACTTAAATACGAAAGAGTATAATGACGATTTTGATGCGTCTAAAAATTTCTATAAAATTCTTTTTAGACCAGGATATTCTATTCAAACAAGAGAATTAACTCAATTACAGTCAATTCTCCAGAATCAAATTGAGCAGCTTGGAAAATACCAATTCAAACAAGGTCAACAAGTAATTCCAGGTGAGATTTCTTTTAATAATCGTCTCAACTATGTAAAATTATCTTCTGTATCAGAAGTTGCTGAAAACGTTGGCGGTGAAATTAAATTTAAGAAGTATGATATTAAAGACCTAATTGGTACTACTTTAATTGGTTTAAATTCTGGTGTTAAAGCAATTGTGCTGGAAGCATCATACGGAACAGAAACAGAATCTGATACAATCTATGTAAATTATTTGAGTAGTGGTGATAATAGTGAAAATACTTTTAGGCAAGGTGAAGAACTAGAGGTTAATATTACAAATAGTCCCAGATTAACGGTTGGGACCGATGGTAGCTCGTTACCATCAGAAATTATTAGTATAGATCCAGATACAGGAGAATCAACAAAAATTCCTAGTGCTGCAATGGGATTTGCTTCTGCTGTGCAAGTAGAATCTGGTATATACTTTGTAAATGGATTCTTTGTGCAGAATGCACAACAACTTTTAGTTATTGACAAATATTATTCTCAACCATCAAAAAAAGTTGGTTTTATTATTTCTGAAGATATTGTAACACCAGAAGAAGATTATACATTATACGATAATGCTAGAGGATTTTCTAACTATTCTGCTCCTGGAGCCCATAGATTAAAAATTGATTTAAATTTAGTATCTTATGATTTGGAAACAGATACTGATGATAATTTTATTGAATTAATTCAATTACGTTTAGGAATAATTCAAAGAAAAATTTCTAAAAAACCATACAATGATTTAGAAGAAACTCTAGCTAGAAGGACATATGACGAATCAGGTGATTATGTCGTAGATAATTTTCCAATTGAAGTTAGAGAATTTTGGCAAAAAAGTGACAATCAGGGATTGTATCCAACTAGAGTTGATGGAACAGTTAGCGAGAAAAAATATTCACAACAAGAAGCAGAAAAAAAACTTGCTATTGGGATTGGACCAGGCAAAGCTTATGTTAGAGGATATGAATTAGCAAATAAAGAGACAAAATACATAGAATCAGAAAAAGCGAGAGATACTCTAGAAAGAGAAAATAATAGAATTAAAACATATGGTTTGCCATCTTTCAACATTACCAATGTATACAACAGTCTTCCACTAAACAATGAAGGAGATCAATTAACTTCATATCCTACTGTTTATTTTTCTTCTCTTTTTAACGATGGATATCTCGGTTATAATGGAGATTCTGGCACAAGAAAAACATTATCTAGAAGAGGTAATCCATTAAAATCTTTAGCAAAAACTAATGTTATTCACGATTATGCTGTAAAAACTATTTACATAAAAGCAAAATCACCAGCAGCAAATTATGATTATATTTTAGGTCAAAAATTATACTATGTTTCTAATTTAGCACAATCTTTAGCAGCAACTGCTGTAGATTATGTAGAAGTTATCGCTTATTCAATAATTGCAAGACCAGATGATATTGGCGGTGAATTGTATCTAGAGTTAACTGTTTTAGGTAATAAAAGAGATTTACAAGATAAATTTATTGAGTATGACAATGCTGATTTTATTCCTACTGCATTAAGTGCTTCTTCTGCAACCACTGATGTAAAAAGAAGACAATTATTTTACAGATCGCAAGGAAGCACTACTGATAATGGGGCTTTTAATGCACAAAATTATTACTGGCAAGCCTCTGGCACACAAGTGCAGGTTTTATCATTAGAATATGAAGTGAGAATTGTAAATGGAGTAAATAATTATATTGCAAAAGTTACTACATTAACTAATCATGGACTCTCTGCTGGAAATAATTTCACCATTGCAGGTGCTATTCCAGATGTTTATAATGTTAGCGGAGCAACTGTTTTAGCTGGACCGACAGATAGATATTTTGAATATGCACTATCATCTAATCCAAATTCAGCAGCAACAGGTGCTATTTCTTTGACAGTGCCAATTGGTGCTGGAAATGCAATTTTGCCATTTGGCGAAATTGTTGATTACAGTGAAACAATAACCCCAATAATAGGCATTGCGAAACCAAAAAACTTTGCTTTGGTTAAAAGAGGTGAAGGTTTTAATCAGGAAACGGACAGAGTAATATCAAAAGGAAAAGATTCTGCAGGAAATTCTGTTTACAACAGTATTTTCAACTTAGAATATTTCAATCCAATATTTTTTACAAAAATAATTACATCTCAAAAAATTACTCAAGGATTTGCTGCTGGACAATATATAACTGGATTGACAAGTGGTGCATATGCAGTTGTTGAAGGAACTTCAGATTCTAGTTTTAGCTCATCGAATATTTTGATGGTTAAATTATTATCTGGTAATTTTGTTTCTGGTGAAACTATTACTGATGAATCTGGTAATACTTTGTCTATTGCAAAAGAAAATACTATTTCTCATTTTATAGTCACAAAAAGAGGATCTGGTTACACCCAGTCTTCTGGATCTGTTGCAGCAAAACCAACTTCGATAGATGGGAAAGCAATTGATTCTTCTGTTGTAAGACCATTATTAATTTCTGGCAAAGTAGTATCTGTATCAATTGTTGATAGAAATTTATTAAATCAGCAATATGTAAATCCACCATCAGTTGTAGTTAATTCCGATAGTGGAAACGTTCCTACTCAAACAGCAGTAGTAAAAGCAGTTTTATTTAAAAACACGATTACTACATATACTAACGAAAATATTAAATCTTTCTATTCAGAATTTGGTAGTAATGGAGCTAATAAATTTACTGCAGATATTGAAGCGTTCACAAATGATTATTCAACGAGTAAAAATGTAACTAATGTAACTTTTTCTGGTATTGCAGGGAGAAAATATTTAACTTGTTTAAATTTCTCTGGAAATGCAGAAAATGAATTAATTGCTGGGGATATTATTCAATTTATTGATTCAAATAATATAATTCGTAGAAATATTGTAGAATCTGTATTTGCTCCTTCTGGATTATCAAGGAGTATTATATACTTAGATACTGCATTAAAAGCAGATGTTAATAATCAGGTAATTGTAAGAAAAAGAACTAAAATTGTAAGTCCACAAAATCCTTCCTTACTATATCCAGTTGGTTTTAGAAATCCAGAAAGTTTAATTTCCAGCAGCGATGATAGCAAAATTAAATATTATGTGAGGAGAGATTTTATTACTACTTCGTCTACTTCAGGAGGAACAATTACTTTCTCAGCTACTTTGCGTTTTGGCACACAAAGATTTATTGGATTTACCGAAAGTAATTTTATTCTCACAGTTTTGGATAAAGGAAATTCAAATACTGGTTTACAAAATGGTGATATAATGTATATCACTCCAAATCAAGTTGCTACATTAACAACAGGTGGAATAGCGATCACATTAGATAATCTTGTTTTCAGAAATGATGCGTCGTCTGCATCTAATGTAGTATTAAAATTAACTGCAACTATTGAAATTGATAAAGCATCTCCTCGCACAAAAAATGCTGTAAGAAATAAAAGAATTGTAGTGGTAACCTCTGGTGACAAAGTTATTCCTTTGAGGGGATATGATTATGATGAGCAAACAGCAGATGTTATTTCATATGCAGATGCTTTTGGCACATATGGTAATGATATTAAAGTTTTTGAAGGATCTACAACGACACCACCAGTTTTAGATGATCAAAATAATGTAATTGATGGATTTGATATCACCGATCATTTCACCTTTGATGATGGTCAAAGAGACACATTTTTAGATGTTGCTAGATTAGTTTTAAAACCAGGATACGAACCTCCTGTTGGGCAATTAGTAATAGTTTTTAATTACTTTGAGCATTCTCAAGGTGACTTTGCTTGTGTGGATTCATATACCTTAACTGGCACACCAGTAGAGGATATCCCATCATTCAATTCCCCAATTCTAGGAAAAGTTTCTTTACGAGATGTAATTGATTTTAGACCAAAAGTAGATGTAAATACTATTATTACTGGTTTCCAAAATAAAACCTTGCTTCTCTCTGGAGAAACCATTGGGTTTAATGGATCTGGAGGTATTCCTTGTGCAACACCAGCGCACGAAGAAAATGTAGAATCTAGTGTGATTTTTAATAGTAAACAGTATCTAGATAGAATTGATGGTATATTCTTAGATAAAAAAGGAGAATTTATTGTCAAGAAAGGCAACTCTTCTCTTAATCCGTCTAAACCAGAAACTCCAGATGATGCAGTAGCATTATACTACCTATTTTTACCTGCTTATACTACCAGCACAAAAGATGTTAGAATCACTGCGGTAGATAATAGACGCTACACAATGCGTGATATTGGAAAATTAGAAAAGAGAATTGAAAGATTAGAATACTACACTACTATGAGTATTCTAGAGCAGCAGACTTTTAATATGCAAATCAAAGATGATATTGGTTTAGATAGATTTAAGTCTGGTATTATTGTCGATAGTTTTGAAAATCATGGAGTTGGTAATTTATCTGCTTTAGATTATAAGTGTGCAATTGACACCCAACAATCTATTCTGAGACCAAAAACCGTAGAAAAATCTTATTCTTTAGTTGAATATAACACGACTCAACAACAAAGAACTACAGATGGTTATAAAAGAACGGGAGAAGTTATTACTCTTCCATATGCAAGTCAATCGGTAGTACAGAATAAATTCGCTACCACTGGTGGAGAAATTAATCCAAATCCATTTGTAGTGGTTCAATATGTTGGTGATATAAATATCAGTCCTAATATCGATCATTGGTTTGATGATAGTATCGAACCATCTGTATTAAATAACGATACTAAAGTATTTTCTGTTTTTCTTTCTAAATCTGATGCTAGAGAAGGATATTCTAGTTTAAATAATTTTTATCTAACCTCATGGTTAGGAACAAATAGAACTTTTTATAATGTCAGTTCTTTAAGTCAGGTAACATCAAATACAAATACAACTGTTGCAAATGCAACTGTGGCTACTAGTTCTAATATTAGTCCACAAAATAACGAAATTGGAAAAGGCATCCAAACTGTAAGTAATGGTAGCAAAGTAGTTTCTTCTTCTGTGCAATTATATGCTAGATCCAGAGCAATTAAATTTATTGCTAGGAGATTGAGACCTAATACACGTTTTTACGCTTTTGTTGATGGAAGAAATGTAAGTAGATGGATTGCTCAAGATACTAGATTTACTGGCATTGCAGGCAATTCTGTTGGTGCTTTTGGAGCAAACGAAGGTGGTTTTGCCATTACTTCAGATTCTAGTGGTAATGCTAGTGGAATTTTTATTTTCCCCGCAGGTGCTGCGCCAGTGCAAAATGCTTCGTGGACTGGAGATATTAACACTGTATCATACGATACAGGAGAGAGTGCTCCCAAACTGAATTTAACTACAGGAATTAAAACACTCAGATTTACTACTAGCAGTGCTGATGTAAATGTATCATCAGATGAAGTTACTAGTTATGCAGAGTGTAAATATTATCCCACAGGAGTATTTCCAGTACAACCATCTTCTATTATTTCAACAGTACCATCTTTCTTAAAGGCAGCAGAAGGCATTCAATTTATTGATAAAGCATCTACAGAATCTAAACCAAGCCCTCTATCACAAACTTTTAGAGTTGAAAATTTTGAAGGAGGTATATTTGTAACAGAATTAGATTTATTCTTCTCTTCTAAGAGTGACACTCTTCCAATCAGAGTATATTTAACAGATACAAACACTGGAAAACCAGGAAATTATATTATTCCAGGCACAGAAGTTGTCAAAGACCCAAATACATATTTGAGAGTTGTTGCTAGCGGCACCTTAGATTTAACAATTGGAGAAACAATTTCTGGAGCAGAATCTGGTGTGAGTGGTATTGTTAGTCAAGTAATTGACAATAATGGCAACACATTAACTCCAACTCTACAAAAGACAGTTTCTTTAACAAATTCTCAAGTCTATATAGTAGTATTATCAAATTACACTAGTTTAACTGGGAATTCTTTCAAAGAAACAGAGTTATTAAACATTCCAAGTTTAATTAATAAAAATGCATTAAATAATACTCAACTCACTGTAAGTATATGTAAGAATTCTGGGAAAATAGTCAGACTTGATGTTGTTGATTATGGAGAAGGATATGATTCCGCTACTTTGATTATTCAAAGTCCTCAGCTCCCAGGTGGTAGTAATGCACTTGGAAACGTTTCTATTTCAAATGGAGAGGTATTTGAAGCAAATATTCTTCTTGCTGGATCTGGATATACAGACACACCATCTATTATTTTAAGACCCAATGGATCTATTAGTAGAGAAGCAGTAATCATACCAGTTTTAGAAATAGATACACCTGCTGTTAGAATGGGTGTATCAGTAGATCCTAATAATGGTGTTATTTCCAAATCTATTTCACCAACAAAATTTGTATTTGATCATCCAGTATATTTACAAAATAATACTGATTATGCATTAGCAATTGAAACAGATTCAATTAATTATTCTTTATGGTCTTCTCGTCTAGGAGAAACAGATGTTGCAACAGCACAGGTAGTTACTCAACAACCTCTGCTAGGCTCTGTATTTAAATCACAAAATGTAGATTCTTGGGTTGAAGATTTAAGTCAAGATATTAAATTTACTCTTTATAGAGCAGTATTTACAACTAATACAAATGCTACTGTAAAATTAACGAATGAGAATCTTGGTTATGAATTATTAGATACAAACACAATTGAAACCGATTCCTCATCAAATGATTCTGCGACTTCATCATTATTTAAAAATAATAATAAAATTGTCAGAATCATTCATCCCAACAATGGTTTTGAAGATTCTGGAAAATCTTACGTGACTTTTAAACAAGTTGAAACTACTGGTGGAATTGATGGAGAATATTTCAATTCTAATTTATTCCAAGTAAGTAATGCTGGTTTAGAATATTATAATATAACATCAAATCTTGGTGCTGGATCAACTACTATGGGTGGTGGAAATAAAATTTTAGCATCTTATAATAGAAAATACGAAAAATTATATCCACAAATCGGATATCTTTCTTTCGCAAATACTCCTTTTGATGCTCAAGTAAAAACAACTAATATAATTCCTGTTGATAGTAGAGGAGAAAATTACTTATCATATAGTCAATCTTCTTATGAAACTACATTTATAAACGAAGAGCATTATTTCACTAATCAAAAAGTAATTGCATCCAGTTTCAATGAAATCAAAAATGGATCTACTTGGACAGATGCTAAGAAATCATTAGTATATAAATTATCGTTTAGCACTCCAGTTGATAATCTTTCCCCATTGATTGATTTAAGATCTTCATCTGTAAAAACTATTTCTTCTTTTGTTGATAAAGGATACGGATCTGAAACTAGATATGGAAGAAGATACAAATATTTAAGATTCTACCCAGTTTATAAATTCCAAGTCAGTAATTTACCTTCAAATTCTCAAGGCCAAGCAATTTTACCAACTATAGGACAAAGTGTTGTAGGAAACACCACTAATACAAGAGGAGAAATTATTAAAGTTTCTTCAAATACAATTTATGTAAAAATTAAAAATAGTGGATTATATCAAGCAGGAGAAACTCTTACATTTGGAGTGCAAAATCTTTCTGGAGCATTTGTATCAATTAATGGTATAACTGAAGTTTTACCTATATTTACTCCAAATACTAACGTCGAAGTATATCGCCAAGATTTAGTAAATAGATTTAATAATAAAATTTATGCCAAAATAATTTCTTGGGATCCAATTACCAAAGAATTAAAAATTTTAGAAGAAAAATCACCTATAAACGGAGATTATACTTCTTTTGCTGAAGGCACAACATATGGAAGATCTTCAGCAAATAACGGTGCCAATCAACAACCAGATATAATTCGTGTTTATGATAAACTATGGCATCAAAATATTGCGCCACAAAATCAAACTGATACTAATGAATCGGTTCCTGGATTTATAGAAGTGTCTTCGATATCATATTCACCTGGAATTCTTTATATTTCCGATATAAATCCCAAAAATACATCTGCTCTTGCTAAGTATCTTACAAAAGAAATTAGTTTAGCAAATGCAGCAACAAGTATTGATGTTAGATTAACAGCTAATTTAGCAAGTCAAGATGATGTAGAAGTTTATTATAAAACTAAAGCTGTTAATTCCCAAAGTGTTTTTGATGATATTGAGTGGATACCATTTAATAAAAATGGTGGACCAGATATCGATGTTGCTCCATCTAACGAAATTGCTATTGCTGGTTTATTTGAAGATCAATCTTCATACAAAGAGCACAAATACAGTGTTTCTAATTTGACAGAATTTTCATCTTTTGCTATCAAAATTGTAATGAAAGCATCTAATCCTTGTTATATACCAAAAATTCAAGACGCTAGAATTGTAGCGGCTTTCTGATGAATAATTATTCAAAAGTATATGGTCACGAAGAGTTATATCGTGATAACTCCACTGGTGCCATCATAAATACAGATAAAAACTTATTCGATAATACTAAACAAGCTAAATCTGCTAGCGGAATAATCAGAGGATTACAAAGTGATGTAGAAACGCTAAAAAGTGAATTATCGGAAATCAAAAATCTTTTAAGAGAAATAGCTGGTAAGTAATGGCAATCAGAAACGTTCCCAAAAGTTATACCTTTGAGCAACAGAGACAGGAGATTAATTCTCTTGCCAATGATGTAGGAGACATTAGCCAACTTGCTAGTGGATTACCTAATCTAGTTGCTGCTATTAACCAAATTTCTTTAGCTGGAGATGATGGCGGATCATTATTGAGTGGCACTCTTCCCCCAACATCAGCTGATGGTGCTAATGGAGATTTTTACTTAGATACACTCAAAAAAGATTTATACGGACCCAAAACTAATGGGTCTTGGCCTGCATCAACTATTTCTATTTCTGAGCAAATTTTATCAGGAGTTGTTGCACCATTGAGCACACAAGGAAAGCTCAATGATTATTATTATAATAGTGCCACTAAAGAATTATATGGACCAAAAACAGTTGGTGGGTGGGGCACTCCAACTTCTTTAGGTGATGCAGAATATACCAATGTTTTATATGTAAAAACAGATGGTAACGATTCCAAGTCTGGAAAAAGTCCTTCAAAAGCATTCAAGACGATTAGAGCTGCAGCTAGAGCAGCGGCAGCATTAGATGGTAATACTACCATCAGAGTTTCTACTGGCACATACTACGAAGAAAATCCTATTTACTTACCAAAGGGAACTTCTATTGTAGGTGATAACTTAAGAGAAACTATCGTAATTCCAAAAAATGAAGGTAGAGATATTTTTTGGGTTACCTCTGGTTGTTATGTCAACTACATGGTATTTGAAGATAACTTCCTGGGTGGTAAAGGATTTCTAGAAACTGAACAATCTGACAATAGAACTTTATCAGCAACTGATACGACTTTTAGAGTATTACCTGGACATACTCTTTCCAGAGTGCCTGGAATTTATTTTGATGGATCAAATTTAATTGAGTTTCAAAAAACTGCTATTACTAATTTAGTTATTGCAGATTTGCTTGCTCAATTTCCTGCTTTAATTTCAAATCCAGATTATAATGAAACTATTTGCCGCAGAGATATTGGATATATTATTGATGGTTTGGTTGCCGACTTAAGAAGCGGAGGAAATGTAAAATCTGTTAAAAATGGCGAAGCATATCTAGATGCTGATGGATTTTTAATTAGTGATGTTTCTGGAGAAGAAGTAGAATTAATTTATACTTTTGAAAGAGTTGCTTATCATGCAAAACAAAAAATTCTAACAGTTCCATCTGGATTTGAAGCGGCTGGATATCCAGCGGTCATTCAAGATCTTTCTGGATATCCAGAATGCACTAAAGTGCAGAATACTATCGATACTTTGGTAAATATTGTAACATCTATTATCCAAGGTGCTGATATTCCTGCGTATCGTCCTGGTCCTGGTTTTATCTTAGTAGACCAAGAGTGGATGAAAGTAGTTACTTTTAACACCACTACTGGAGAATTTACTGTAGTTAGAGGACAACCAGATCCAATCACGGGGGTAGCAACTACTGCTAAAAAACATATCACTGGTGCTGTAGTATCTCAAGATGGATTCACATGGAGATATGCAGTAGCATATCCAGAGCAAAGTGGCGTAAAAGGAAAAGGAAGAATTAATTTAACAGTTGGTAGTGCTATTGTCACTGGTAATTTATCAACTAGATTTTTAGATGAAATTCAAGTTGGTTGGAGAATTCAAATTGGTAATAATATTTACACAGTTAATAGTATTAGTGCTAATGATGAGTTGTTGTTAAGTGCTATTATTCCTGCTGGACAAGGTAAATTACTATCAACATATAAAATTATTCCACCGAAAGAAAGAATTTTCTTATCACCATATACACAAAACTGCTCTTGTATTTCAAAATTAGGTAAAGTATCATATAACCCGATAACAAGAACTTACGATGCTGCTAAAACTAGAGCAGGTGGTCTTTTAGCTGACGGTGCTCAATTAGATAGCAACAGTCCATTAGAATCAATGGTTGTTGATGCGTTTACTCAGATTGTATTCGGATCCATCGGATTCCATATGAAGAATGATGCATATACTCAGTTAGTATCAGTTTTCCAAGTATTTGAAGCAGTTGGCGTTCTTTGTGAATCTGGTGGTTATGCTTCAATTACTAACTCAGCTACAAACTTTGGTGATGAGGGATTGAAGGCGGTTGGATTCTCTGATAATGTATTGCCTATTTTTTCGAGTGGTCAAGTTTCATCCGTACAAAATATTACTAAAACAGATGTTAATCAAACTCCAAGTAATATTATCGGCACAATTTTTACTTCGGCAGCTGGAGGGACCAAGGTAAGAGCATCTATAGAAGTTTCTATTATTGATATTGGCAAATTTGAAAGAGGGCAAGCAGTAACAATTTCTAACCACACATCAACACCATCTATAAATGGCGCTGGTAAAGTTATTGATACTGTAGATTTCCAAACTAATAGAATTTCAATTCTATTAGATATTCCTTGGAATGAAAGTTATTCAAATACGCCAGGATCTTCTACTGGAGAAATTACTATCGCAACTGGCGCTGTATATACAAGATTAACAGTAACTGGTTTCCAAGCTCCACCAATACCAAATTTTGTTATAAAAATTCCTGGTCTTGGTTTAGATCCTAATGGTAATGAGCAAGTGGTTGGTGAGATTTTAAGTTATGTTGAAGGCAACAATACTCAATTCACAACTAATTTCCCACTAACAAATGCTCAGGCAGCAGCAATACCAAACAACGCACAAATTCAATTATTCTCACCATCAACAGTTAATAGCTCTGGTCACACTTTTGAATATGTAGGATCTGGAATTAATTATACCGCATTCCCTCAAAATGGTGGTATTACTGTAACAGCAGCACAAAATGTAGAGGTAGATTCTGGAAAGTGTTATGTTAGTGCCACGGATCAAAGTGGTAATTTTAGCGTTGGACCATTTTTTAATGTAGACTTGAGAAGTGGTAAAGTATCATTTAGCGGATCTGTTGCTCTTGGTGTATTAGATTCTTTACAACTTAAAGGATCTCCAGGAGTACCTATTTTCAAATTTTCTCCAGATGATAATCTTGGGGGAGCAGTTAATACTGCACATACTGTATTACCAACACAAAAAGCGGTTAGAGATTACATTAACAAATCATCCGTTTTAGGTAATTTTGTTGGATTGAATAAAGGAACATCTAGTATTCCTGGTCTGATTGTACAGTTAGATTCAAATGGAAAAATTGATGTCTCTCAGTTACCACAATCACAACAATTTGTGGTTTATACAATTGAAACTGAAGCGGAAAGACTACAGGAATATATTCCAATTTCCATCAAAACTTTAGTTTCTAACACTAATACCACAATTACATTAAACAATGTAGTTAATTTGAGAGATGGATTGCGTGTAGTTGGTGCGGGGATTCCATCAAATACAAGAATTGTTGTTGGTGGTATTGATACCACAACAAATACTATTACGGTAGATCAAACATTACCACCTTTAACAGTTGGTGCATCTCTATCTTTCTTGGGTAGTGCTTTAAAAGCAGGTGATATTGCAATTCAAAAAAATGAAATAGACGGAGATCCAAATACAGTATTACAAACGTGGATTCTTTCCCAATTACCCGCAACAGATCCAGATAATTGGGAATTGTTATCACTCAATCAATTAGATGCTGCAGCTATTGTTTCTGGCATTTTATCTCCTTCTAGATTAGGCACTGGAATTGCAAATGAAGATAGTTATCTCAGTGGTATTAGTAAATTTACACCAGTTGTAAAAGGTATTCTACCACCACAAAATTCCGCTGTTACAGTTGCTGGATCCAGAGAAATAATTAAAAAAACTGGCACCCCAAAAAATATTTCTTCGGCTTCTTGGAATTCAACAACAAATAAAATTACATTCAACACATCCGTCACACATTTATTAAACACTGGTGATGCAGTAGAAGTAGAAGGAATTATTCCTGATTCTTTCAATGGTACTTACATCATCACATTAATAGATAGTGATACTTTTACTGTAGACAAGTCAACCAATCCTGGCAGTTATATTAGTGGCGGTCAAGTAACACTTGGACAAATTCAAGAAAGTGGATTTGTTGAATTAGATGTTGCTTCTGCATCATATTCATCTGGACAAACATCTGGATCTAGTAGTCTAGGTGTTGCTAGGTATAAGTATAGTTTATTTGATATCAATCAACAAAATGTTATTGATCTTAGAGAAAAAGGAATAACATTAGGAAAAATTCAAAATATTGGTTCGAGAACTCTTTTGGGAAACCCTGGTCTATTACCAGCAAACCCCAGTGAAATTCAAATTGGAATTGGCGTGTCGGGAGTTCCAACATTCCAAGTTACTAAAGAATCTAACAAATATAAAATTTTAGATGTAAATATTTCACAAGATTTAGGGGTATTACCAGATTTACAATTATTACCTGGAAAAGAATACGTATTTGATTTAGGAGATATTACTGGACATCCATTCAATATTGTCACGTCACCAGGAGCAATAGGAGCAAACTTATATTCTACTGGTGTCATTGGAAATGGTAATACATCCAACAGTATAGTTAGATTTACAGTACCACAAAATGCTCCACCATTTTTGTATTACCAATCTGGCAATGACACACAAAATTATGGCGTCATTAAAATTGTAAGAATTTTAGATAACTTAGAAGTAATAGATTCAATTTCTTCGTCAACTATCACTTTAGATCAATTTGGAGCATCTAGTGTCAACACTGCAAAATATTTAATTCAAATTAAAAATACAGTAAATAATTATATTCATTCAACTGAAATAATGCTACTTAACGATGGCACTGATGTTTATCTGTCAGAATACTCCACTATTTTTAATAATAAATTGCTAGGAACATTTAGCGCAGATATTTCTGGAGGTAATGTAAGACTTAGATATACACCAGCAGCTGATCAAAATGATTATCTCAATCGTTTAATTATTCAAAAAAATTACGTAATCTCTTGACATATGTGCTATAATAAATAACATCGCGTTGTTATTTTAAGCGTATGGATACTACTGGTCTGAAAGAAAATTTTCAAAATCAACTCAAAGAAATTGACGAAAAAATTGCTCAAATTCAAGCAGAATTAGCAAAAGCACAAGAGTATAAACTCAAACTTCAGGGTGGATTAGAAACTTTAGAATTGCTTGAAAAATCAGAATCGCAAGATTTGGGTGAATTGCCTGAAGAAGAAACGGCAACTGAAGAATGATTTTCAACCCTTCGTATAAATACTATACGAAGGGTTTTTTGTAGGTAGTAATGGCAGCTATACCTGTAAATTTAGTTGTGGAGCAAGGAGCAGATTTTGAAGCACAATTTACTGTGACATCTGCTAATAATGTTCCTCTCGACCTTACTGGGTATACGGCGGAATCAAAGATTAGAAAAACTCACACTGCTTCATCTTATAATACTTTTGGTGTCTCTTTTGTTAATAGAGCTGATGGTAAGTTGAAGTTATCAATGAGTAACTTTGCCACAAAAATTTTAAAACCTGGACGTTATGTTTATGATTTAGTGATTACATCTAGCGGTGGTGTAAAAACTAGAGTGGCAGAAGGAATCGTAACCGTATCCCCAGGAGTTACTTAATGTCAGAATACACCGTAAAAATGACATATGGTAATAATATTACCGCGCAACTCACATCAGCAACAAATCTCCGTTTATCTACCACACAACTCTTGGCACAGTCACTAGAAGATTTAGGGAATGTAGATTCCTCTGCTTTAGATAAAACAGGAAACACTACAAATAATTATGTTATGGTTTATGATGCGATAGCAAGAAAATATAAATTTGTCAATCCAGATGTAGTATTGAATACTGCTGCTTCACAAACTGAACCAGTATCACCTGGATTACCACAACCATTTATCGATGAATTGGATATTGAATTGGATAATCTTATTGATGTTGACGCAGGTGGATTTTAAGTATTCTAATTCATAAATAGTAAGAGAAATCGTATAGATAGGAATCATTAAATGGCGGCACCAACGATTAAGTTTAAGAGAGGTTTGCAAGCAAACCTTCCAGCTTTAGCTGCAGGTGAACCAGCATTTGTTAATGATGAATATAATTTTTATTTGGGACTTGACGGCACAACCAATAACAACAAATTCCTTGGTTCTGCCCGCTACTGGGTTAAAGAAACTACATCTACTGGACAATCAGTAAAACTTCACTCAAAGACTGGCGCTGGTGGTGGCGGTAGTGTTTCGATTAAAGCACCTGATACTTCAGCATCAAACATCACTTATACTCTCCCAGCAACACCAACTGCTAACTATTTTTTAAAGACAGATGCAAACGGTGTTACTTCTTGGGCAGAAGTTGTAAGTAATTTATCTATTGCTGGCGATACTGGCACAGATAGCATCAATACTGGAGAGACACTCACCTTTACTGGCGGAGAAGGTATTGATACTTCGATTACTAATAACACTGTTACTATTGCTGCTGAGTTAGCAACAGACACCAACGCTGGTGTTGCAATTTTTCCAACTACTGATTTTGCTGTTTCATCTGGATCAGTAACTATCAATGCTGAGAGAGTGCAAGATATTGTTGGTGCTATGGTAACAACCACCAACCAAGAAAGTGGTATTGCTGTTACTTATGATGACGCAAATGGTCATCTTGATTTCAATGTTGCAGATTTCACAATTACTCTTGGTGGTGATTTAACTGGTAGCGTAACTGTTACTGATTTAGCAAATGCTACTTTAACTGCTACTATTGCTGCTAACTCAGTTGCTCTTGGTACAGATACCACTGGTAACTATGTTGAAGATGTAACTGCTGGTGCGGGTTTAACAAAAACTTCATCTGCTGGCGAAGGACAAACAGTAGATTTAGCAGTTGGTGCTGGTATTGGCATCACAGTTAATGCTGATGATATTCAACTCAAGAATGGTAGCGCACTTGCTGATGCTACTATCATGGGTTGGGATAATACTAACGACCAGTTAGTAAATTCTCCTATCACTTACAGTGGTAATGATGTTTCAGTTGCTGGAGATTTAACTGTTACTGGTAACGATATCCAGTCAAGTGGTGGCACAACTGCTATTACTCTTTCTGGAGCAAACGTAACTGTTGCTGGTAACTTAACTGTTAATGGTAGCACGACAACTTCTAACTCAACCGTTACAACTTATGATGACCCTGTTTTAGAATTAGGCACAGTAAGTGGTGGAGCTCCAACTTCAGCAACTTCATCTGACCGTGGTTTCAGATTCCACTACTACGATACATCCGCCAAAACATCTTCGATTTTCTGGGATGGTAACACTGGATTCTTATTCGTAGATGATACAACTGAAGCTGCTGGTCCTCAACTATCTGGCACACTAGCAAATGTGCAGATGAAAGGTCTTTGGTTAGGTAGTTTCGGCACTGCAACTAATCAAGTTTTAAATAATAACGCTGGCACTTTTGAGTTAATTAATACACTCGTTGACGGCGGTACATTCTGATTTATATGGAGTAAATTATGTCTAATGATGTCGAAATTGATTACAATTCATTGATTCAAGTTTATCAAAAGCGTTTGTCGGATTTAGTCCAACAAAACATTATTTTAGAGACCAGAGGTAATATTCTAACGCAGACAGTAAACTCCCTCAGGGAAAAAATTACCGAGTTAGAATCTGATAAATCCACTGGGACAACCAAAAAGAAGGCAGTAAATACTGTCCAAGAAGACTTTACATAAAGTCTACCCTCCGCTAAATAGCACTGACTGAGAGGAAGCCATATGGCAGCACCTAAGATTAGAATTAAACGTACGTCCGTACCTGGGAGATTTCCTGAGGTAGGGCATCTTGACTTAGGTGAATTAGCCATCAATACCTTTGAAGGTAAATTATTCCTCAAGAAAAATCAGAACGGTGTAGAATCTATTGTTGATGTTGGATCTGCTACTACTCTTGCTGGTAGTAATGGACAATTTCAATTTAATGATAACGGAGAATATGGAGCATCTCCCAATTTATCTTGGGATGGTTTTTATGTAAATGCAACCAATTTAAAATTATTAGGAACTCTGACTGCTAATGGCAGCACAGGGTCGCCTGGTAATGTTCTAGCAACAACAGGAGCTGGAGTCCAGTGGATTGAAATCCCTGGACTTGCTTTGTTTCCCACTGGTGATTATAACGCCAATTCAGATCCAAATAATCCACTAGCAAATACTGTGGATGCTTTTGGAGTATCTACTATTGGTTTTTGGGATATGATGGGCCCAGAAGGAAGAATTTATCAAGTTGATTTAGAAACTAACGTATAATATTATAAGGAAAAAGTAATGGCAACCCAAGTACAGTTTAGAAGAGGCACTGCAACTCAAAATAATAATTTTATTGGTGCTCAAGGAGAGTTATCAGTAAATCTCAGCAATTATGCTTTGAGGTTGCATGATGGCGTAACTGCAGGTGGTTACGAAATGGCAAGGGCAAATATGTCCAACGCCAATTTTGGTGCTACTGTATTACCTTCTGCTAATACAACTTATAATCTTGGGTCTGCTTCTTTCAAGTTTGCAAATATTTTTTCTCAGACTTTTACTGGTGATTTAGTAGGAAATGCTGATACTACCACTAAATTAGCAACAGCAAGAACAATTAATGGTGTTGCTTTTGATGGTAGTCAAAATATTACTATTGAAGCAGCTATTGATAAAACTCTTACAATTGGCACAGGATTATCTGGCGGATTCTTTGATGGTGCAACTGATGTAACAGTTGCTATTAAAAATGGTGATAATCTTTCACAAAATAAATTAACTAAATGGAATGATACTGATGGTCAATTCACTGATTCTATTATTGGTGACAACGGCACAGTAGCAACAGTAACTGGTAACTTAACTATTACTGGAGATTTACTTGTACAAGGTGCTACTACTACTATTAGTACAACTGATTTAGCAGTAACAGACAAAGTTGTAATTATCGCTAATGGCACAAGTAGTGCAGCAGCTGCTGATGGGTCTGGATTTAATGTTGGCACTACTGGTGTCACATTAACTTATAGTCATGGTTTTACTTCGTGGTCTTCATCAGAAAGTTGGAATCTTGCCGAAGGGAAAACTTATAAAATTAATGGCACTACCGTAATAGGGTCTACCGCGCTGGGTAGTGGAATTGTTTCTTCTAATCTAACTTCAGTAGGCACTATTACAACTGGTGTTTGGAATGGCACTATTATTTCACCAACCTTTGGTGGCACTGGTGTCAATAACGGCACTAAGACAATTACTCTCGGAGGTAATTTTACTCATACTGGTGCTCACACACTAGAAGTAACGACCACTGCAAATACAAGCGTAACTCTTCCTACTACTGGCACACTATCAACTTTAGATAACGTAGAGACACTAACAAATAAAACTTTAACTTCCCCAGTATTAACAGATCCAACTTTAGGAAATGCATCTGCTACTACTGTAACAATTAATAATTTTGCTGTTTATACATCTGCTTCAAATACAACAACAGCAACAACACAATATCCAATTCTTCCTCTTCCTGCCTCTACATTCTCTTCAGTGGAATATTTGATTCAGGCAAAATCAGGAAACAATACACATGTATCAAAATTACTATTGATACATAATGGCACTGACGTAACAATTACTGAGCAGAATGCTATAGCGTCTGATACATATATTGCTTCATATTCTGCAGATATTAATTCTGGATTTATTCGTCTCTTGGTTACACCAGCATCTGCAACTTCTACTACTGTAAAAGTAATTGCTACTGCTATTAAATCATAAATATTTCTAACACTACAACGGGGAGAGTGAACCGTTATGGCTACTTACAATAAAGAATTTACCGTAAAAAACGGACTGGTTGTTGAAAATAACAACGCGGTAAAATTAAGCACTAATGTAGGCACACTTAGATTTGTGTCTATTAAAGCACCATCTAGTTTAACTGGCGACTATACATTAATAATGCCAGTTGATAATGGTGCTCCCAATGAGCTCTTAATTACTGATGGTAATGGAGTCCTTTCTTGGGCAAAAGTTAATACTATCAATATGTTTCCAAACTCTGTAACACCAGCTATTTTAGAAAGTACTGGTGATTTCACAATGAATAGTTTATTGGTTGGTAGAGTTAAAGCAACTGGTGATATTATCATCGACCCAAATAATGATAATGATGTTACTGGTGTTGTAGAAATTAAAGGTGACCTTATTGTTAGAGGTAGTAATAATATTGCTGCTGGCGCTAGTTTTGGAATTGAAACATCTGACTTTGTTGCTCAAGTTAGTGGAAGGTATTTGGTAGATACTTTAACTAATTCTTCCACTCAGTCAGATATTACAGTTACCTTGCCACCCAATCCTAATGTAGGCAACACAATCGTTTTTGCTGATATGAAAAATTCCTGGAATTCATATCCCGTCATTTTAAATGCTGGTTTAAATAAAACATTTCAAGATAAAACTGGAGATGTGGATAGTCCATATATTCTCGATGTTGCTGGCGTTACGGTCACAATCGTTTGGACAGGAGACTTTTGGAAGGTTTTTTCATAATAGTTAATTATTATAAATACTTGTGACATCATAAATAAAATTGACGGCAAACTCAAATCGGAGTTATTATAGATGGCACTTTACTTAAGTGAATCTGGCATAGAAGGTGGATCTGGTGGAGGAAATGGGAGTATGTATTCCTATTTCAATACTTCAAATCGCTTTACTTTCCATGCTCTAAGAAGAGATGCTGATGGTATGCTTTGGTATACTAAAACAAATACTGCAGATAATGACAGTATTGATGTTTTTAATATTGATGGCACATAACCAAAAGATTTCTTAGAAGCATGGGGAAGTGTAGTAGAAGTAGGGGCTGTTAGGTCACTAGCAATTATTTCTGGCGGCATCGAAAATACAACTGATGCTGGTGTAACTTACAATGTTACTGGACTATATGGTAACGCGGATGGAGAGGGCCCTGGGAATCAAGAACCAGGCACACATTTAAATTTGCAAATTACTAGAAATAATTTAGGTTATATTTCTTCTATTAATATTGTTAATGGTGGTTATTTATTCTCTCCTGAAGAAACTATCACAGTAGCATCTTCAAAAATAAATGATGTGACAGATTTAACTTTAAAAGTCGTGGAAGTAACTAAATCTTATAGTAATGACGAAAACAATGATAAATACCAACAGTATAAGTTTGAAGCAAGAAAAATAACATATTTTATTGACAATGATGGTTATTTTGTTGCAAGATTTGGTACTTACGATTACAACGCAGGACCAAAGTAATTGCCAAATTCGGCACAAACGTCTTTTTATTCACCACGGATTTCAATAAGGAAAGTATAAAAAATGGCTGATTTCAGATTAGGTAGACTAAAATTCAACTGGAGAGGTGCATGGGCTCCATCTACTGCCTATGTAATTGACGACATCGTTTCCTTTAAAGGGAATACTTACGTTTGTGTCGTTAACCACACTTCCGCAGCGTCGGAAACTGGTTGGGCATCAACAGATTTAAATATTGCTACTCCTAGGTGGCAACTTCATGTCCCTGGCATCAGGATTATGGGTCCATGGGCACCAAATACTTTTTATGCTAAGAATGATTTAGTAACGTTTGGTGCCAATCAATATCTTTGTGTGACCGATCACACGTCTCCTGCCAACGAATCTCAATTTTATTCTTCTCAAATAAATTGGGTTTTATATACTAGTGGTACAGAATTTAAAGGAAACTGGGCGAATGGTGTATACTATAAAATTAATGATATTGTAAAATATGGTAATGGTCTTTATGTTTGTATTTCTGCTCACACATCTGGAATTTCATACGATCCTTCTAAATTTAATTCATATTTAGAAACATTAAAATTTGAAAATACTTGGTCTGGCGGTCAAGAATATCAACCAGGAGACATTGTAACATTTGGTGGATATTCATATGTTGCAAAAACAATTCACACAAACAAACAACCAAATCTATATTCTAGTGATTGGGATATCCTAACCACTGGATTTAGGATGCAAGGTGACTATAATAATTCCACAATTTATGTCCCTGGTGATGTTGTAAGATTTGGCGGTGACACTTATGTTAAGATTTCTACTAGTGCTGCTGGCATTTATCCAATTGATACATCACGTTGGCAAAAAGTTACCAGTGGTCTCAATTGGAGAGGTCCATGGAATTCTTCTTCAACATATCAAGTTAATGATGTTGTTTCAAAGCAATCTGCAAGTTGGGTTAATTTAACAGCGCACAATACTAATATTGACCCCGTTGAAGATCAAACAGTTTCGACAGAAGTTAAGACTTGGAATGTCACGACTACTACTACAATTGTAGGAGCTGCAAGTCAATCCTACAGTGGTGTAGCATCTACTTCTAATGGCAGTGGCACAGGAGCTACTTTCAATATTTCTAGAAATGGTAGCGGTGTAATTACTACCATTACTGCAGTAAATAAAGGTACTGGTTATGCGATTGGGAATACCGTAACAATTGCTGGTGCAAATATTGGTGGTAGCACCCCTGGAGATAATCTAGTATTAACTTTAACCGCTGTTGGAACTGGTACTGGTGGTGCAAACTGGCAAGCAGTTGCTCAGGGAGAGTCAACTTTAACTCTACAAGATCCTGGCGATACTCTATACAGAAATGCTGCTGGTGCTAATGTTAACTTACCAATCGGCACGAATGGACAAATCCTCACTGTTAACAATGGATTACCATCATGGGAAAGAAATAATCTTTGTGCCAATGTTTATTACGTAGCAACTGATGGTACAGATGCTACTACTCATGGTAGAAATATTAGTAGACCATGGAAAACTCTTAAATATGCACTATCTCAGATTCCTGCTGGATCAGCAGCAAATATCAATACAATTTTTGTCAAGTCTGGCACATACGAAGAGCAACTTCCATTAACTGTTCCAGCTTATACTTCTATTGTCGGTGATAATTTACGTTCAAGTATTATTGCACCAAAATCAACTGGTTTATCAACAGATGCAACTCCAGTAGAAAATAGATTCTCTACTATGTTTTATCTTTCAGAGTCAACGACTTTAAAAGATCTAGTATTTACTGGAATGGAAGGATTTGAGCCAGCAGGTGGTGCTAATTCTTCTGATATTACTCAGGCAACCGTAAGAGGTGTATTCTTACGTTTAAACCCAGCATCAGTTATTCTTGGCAAATCACCTTATATTACTCAATGCTCTGCATTCTCTGGTCGTCCAGTTGGAGATGCTCCAAATTGCACTGGTGGTGTTGGTGCTCTTGTTGATAGAAGTGTATATGGAGGAACAACTTCAAATGGTTCGATGCTATTTGATTCGTTTACTCAATTCCATGATGGTGGTGTAGGTTTCTGGTGTAAAGATCAAGGTAACGCTGAAGTTGTTTCTTGCTTTACTTACTATGCTCATATTGGTTATACTTGCACAGGTGGCGGTAGAATTCGCTCACTTGCAGGAAACAACTCATGGGGCACATTTGGTGCTGTTTCAAGAGGATTTGATTTAACAGAAACAGCTCTTGCTGCAAATGTAAGGGGTCAGAGATTAAACTTTGTTTATGGAGAAAATTCCGCACTATTTGTTAAGGGTGAGCAAGTACAACAGAGTACTTTAGGCCAACCAGATTATGCTCTAGGATTAATTCTTTATGAGCAATCGACTTATCTAATCATTGAAGCTATTACTGGTACTTTCCAAAATAGTAAGCCAATTACTGGTATTGGTGCTGCTGGCGTTTCTCCATCTGGTGCTGTTGCTACAACAGCTGCTGTATCAGGAGAAAATCCAAACGGTGCTTTAGAAGGTCTAAAAGGAAAAATCTTCCCACTAACAGGATTACCTGTTGTTGGTGGACAAGCAGTACTGCCACAAATCACAGGTGCTACTAAATTCCTCAATGTATCTGGATCTCCACAATTTAATGACACCAAGTATTATGTTATTAAAGGAGTTGAGGATGCATCAACTGCTCAAAATCTAACTTTATCAACAGTTAGAAGATATGATAACCCAGGAACAGCACCACAAGAAGTTAATATCACGAGTGTTGCTAGAACAAATAACGTTGCTACGGTAACTACATCTAGTGCTCACGGTTTATCGACGGGAGATAAAGTAAATATTGTTATTGCTCCAGCAAACTATCAAACTTTTGCTACACTTCCTTTCCAGAGAACTGAAATTACTGTAACTTCAGGCACACAATTTACATATGCAAATAGCGGAGGTAATGTTACTACCGCCAATATTGCTGGTAGTAAAGTGTATAAGCAAGGTACTAGTGGTGGTACTACTTTAGCAACTCACACTGGAGGTACTAGTGTAACACTATATAATGTTTCCAGTAGCACAACTTTATTGGATAATGCAGGTACTCAAGAATTAAGTGATTCTGCAACTACAGTACCTTTTGCCGATGCTACAATTCTATCTGGAATTAGTTCGGGTGCCAATAATTTTATCCTTGTTAATAATGAATTAATGAATATTACTGGTATCCAAGCAGGAGTTGGAGTTACAGTAACTAGAGGAAACGAAGGAACATCAGCAGCTGCACATGCTGACGGTAGCGTAATTTATTATGTAACTAAATCAACCAATGCTACCACTATCAGACAAGACGTTGACACTGCTGGAACTACCATTCCTATTTTCTCAATTGCTAATTTCGATGCAAATGATATCGTTAAAATTGATAATGAATTTTTAAGAATTAGTAGTGTAAACTCAACACAAGTTGGTAGAGCAACACTAATTTTTGCAAATCCAAAAACGATTAATACTTCAAACGGTCAGTCAGTAGAAATTCGTCTACGCTATTCACAAGTACGTATGACGGGTCATGACTTCCTACAAGTCGGCACAGGAAGAAAGTCAACCACAAATTGGCCAGGCACACCAACTCAATCTGCTGTCCAAGCAAATGAAGTTGTCGAGGACTTCCCAGGTCGCGTATATTATGTTTCAACTGACCAAGATGGTAACTTCCGTGTTGGTGAATTCTTCACGGTTGAGCAGGCAACTGGTAGTGCTACGCTAGACGCCACAGCATTCAACCTTGCTGGTCTTGCTTCACTACGTCTGGGATCTCTCGGTGCTGAATTGGGTGTATCGATTAATGAATTCTCTGCAGATGCTACTCTCGGTGGAGATTTCTCTAGAGACACTGCAGTACCAACTCAGTTAGCTGTTAAGACATATGTTGATGGTGCTGTTGGTGCTGGTATTGTAAGAACTTCGCCTTCGATTGGAGTAGCGACTATAACATCAAGTGGCACTACCGCTACGGTAACTTCTTTCGTTGCACATAACGTATATCAAGGAGATGAAATTGTAATTTCTGGAGCTAACCAAGCAAATTATAATGGAACATTTATAGTTGCATCAGTTCCTTCTGCATTAACATTTACTTATGTGATGTCAGGAAATGCTGTTACGCCAGCAACTGGAACATTCGTTTGCAATAGAAAGCAAAAGATTGCAGATTCTAATGGTTTAGATTTAAGAGGAAATCTTAAGATTCAACCAACATGGAATTCTTCTTCAACGACTTTCAGAGGTCTTGATATTGATGTAACTAATACAAGCTCCGCTACACCATCATATCTCGTAGATGTGAAGATTGGCGGTTCAAGTAAGTTTACAGTTGACAAAGATGGCAATGGTGTATTTGGTGGCAATTTAACAGTTGCTGGCACAACCACAACTATTAATTCTACTGATTTAGCAATCACCGATAAAACAATTGTTATCGGTGATGGCACAGCAAGTGCTGCTAGTTTAGATGGTGCTGGTATTCGTTTAGGCACTGCTGCTTCTGGATTATCTTTATATTATAATAATACTAATACTAGATATGATTTTGGTGGTGGTGGAATTAATATTCCAACGTCACGCACATATCAAATTAATGGCACTAACGTATTAAGTGCAACAACACTTGGATCTGGAGTCACTGCATCGAGTCTAACTTCTGTTGGCACTCTAACTGGATTGACTGTATCTGGTGTATCTAACTTTGCTTCCGTAAATGAAGGTTGTGAAATTAGAAGTAATCCTCAGTCAGGAAACCAGACATATGATTATTCACTATATACTTTATTCTATCATCCAGGTGTTAATGGTGATATTAC